TGGTAGCAGAGGCATATGGGTATGGATTTGCAGAAGGATATGCAACAGCAGTTGTACGCATCTCGTGTGAAACTCAGGAAGGAGATGCAACGTGCCCTCGCTTGCATTAGTAAACCGAGTAAGAGAAAGCTGGCAAAAGAGTGGCGTGAAACATATTCAGAGTTGTTTTACAAAGAGCTGATCAACTGTGCCAAGAACAAAGAAGTGCGACTAGAGATTGCCAGGTGGGATGACGAGAGAATGGGAAAGCCTAAATGAAAATTGCAGTAATAACGCCTTACTACAGAGAACCCTTGGGGTTGCTGACCAGCTGCATGAACAGCGTGGCAAAGCAGACTTACAAGAACGTGCATCACTTTATGGTGGCAGACGGGTATCCTAATGAACACATCAAGAGCAGTTCTAGGCTGACGCACCTAGAGATTCCCAATTGCGGGGATTTTGGGGACACCCCCAGAGGCGTGGGGGCAGCTGTAGCAAATGCGCTCAACTATGATGCCATTGCCTTTCTGGATGCTGACTGCTGGTTTGAACCCAATCACCTGGAGACAATGGCGGGGGTCATGAACGAGGCCAACGTGGACTTGGTGACTTGTCCTAGAAACCTCTACAGAGAAGATGGGCGGTTTCTGGCGGTAGACCAGGAGTCAGACGGGTATAACTTCAACGATACCAACTGCTACTTGTTTGGGAAAGCTGCCATACACCTGGCACGCAATTGGATGTTTAAGAGTCAAGCAGACTCAGCTATCGGAGACCGTCATATGTGGGCAAACGTCAAGGCTCATAATGTGAGGATAGCAAGGTCATTAAAACCAACCCTTAATTACATCACGAGGGTTGTGCAGCATTACAAGGACTTGGGGGAGATGCCTCCCAGAGACAGCCAGACAATCATGGTCACAGACAAGACAATAGAGATTTATAAACTAGCCAGGATGATTTACAAATGATGCAGCCCCAAATCCATTGCCTTTATTGGCCTAATGTGGACAAGAAGATTGTCAACGCTCACAAAGAAACCTGTGAGCATTTGGGGTTAGTGGTCAACTACACAGAGCAAGAGATACCGCATGGCCTGTGGATGGACAACATCATGATGTCTTCTATTGCAGAGGCCAAGTTGTTTCTGGACATTGACTGTGTGCCCACCAACAAAGAGATTGTGGACAAGGCTATAGGGTTTGCACTACACAACAAGAGCATGGTGGGGATTGCCCAGGTCAGTAATCACATAGCACCCTATTCACATATCTATGCAGCCCCCGCCTTTCTAGCCATCAGCCGAGACATTTGGGATGATATGGGACGGCCTAGTTTCTGCGAGAACGAAACGTGTGACGTGGCAGAGAACGTAAGCTATGCTGCAGAAATCTACAAGGTTAAATACAAGACCCTCTATCCAACCCACTACATGAGAGAACCAGAAGGTGGGGCGTGGGACTTACATACCTACGGCAAGTATGGCATTGGGACGCATTTTGAGGGGGGCGTGTTGCATTTGTATCAGGGCAGAATGCCTGACAACGCTATGCTCTTTCACAACCTTTGCAAGGGCATTCGTAGCGGTGAGTTCAAGCACACCAACATGACCCCATCTAGAACGCCTCTATGAACTTTAATCTCCAGCAGTTCTACAAGTTCTGCGCTGAACTCAAGATCGAGACCAAGGAAGAGGGTCTCAAGAAGATGGGTAAGCTGTTGGGTACGCAGTCCTATGTGATGGGTGAAATTGATAAAGGGTTAAAAGAAGATGTCCATTTTTTCGTTATTCTTAAAGGTCGGCAGCTGGGGATTACTACTGTTAGCCTGGCTCTTGATCTCTATTGGCAATTTACCCATCCTGGCTGGCAAGGCACTCTGGTCGCAGATACAGAAGAGAACAGGGATATGTTCCGCTCTACTCTGGGAATGTACATCGAGGGTCTCCCTAAAGAATACAAAATTCCTCTGGTGGCCCACAATAGAAACCAGATGGTACTTAAAAATCGTTCAAGGATTTTTTACCAAATCGCTGGAAATAAGTCTCGGCTGGGGCAAGGCAAGGCTATTACTTACCTACACGGGACAGAAACGGCCTCTTGGGGAAATGAAGAGGGACTAGCCTCTCTCATTGCCTCACTCGCAGAGAAGAACCCAGAACGTCTATATCTTTTTGAATCCACAGCTCAAGGGTTCAATATGTTCCACGATATGTACAAGACGGCTAAGAAGGCACGCACCCAGCGTGCGATCTTCTGTGGCTGGTGGAGAAACGAATACTACAGCGTTGACGCTGAGAGCAAAGAGTACAAAGTGTATTGGGATGGCAAACTCAAGTCTGATGAAAAAGAGTGGGTCAGGGAAATCAAAAAGTTGTACGGGGTGGAGGTCAACAGCAGACAGATGGCCTGGTGGAGGTGGAAGATGGCAGAGGGGATTAAGGACGAGACCCTCATGTACCAGGAGTTCCCGCCTACCGAGGACTATGCGTTTGTCATGACTGGCACGAGTTTCTTTTCTAACAGTCGCTGCACAGACGCAGCTAAGTATGCAAAGGGGTTGGACTATGAGTGTTACAGATACGCATTTGGGCAACTCTTCCAAGATACAGAGTGCCTTCAATCAACAGATCGTCTCGCTTCCCTTAGAATATGGCAGCAACCAGTTGACTCAGCCTACTACGTCATTGGTGCTGATCCAGCCTACGGGTCATCAGACTGGGCCGATAGATTCTGCATTCAGGTGTTTCGAGTTTATGCGGATGGTCTTGATCAAGTGGCAGAGTTTGCAACATCAGAACTCAACACCTACCAATTCGCATGGGTTATTGCTCATCTGGCGGGGGCCTATAAGAATAGTACGCTCAACCTAGAGGTGAACGGTCCAGGTCAGGCAGTGATCAACGAACTTAGAAACCTCAAACGCCTGGCAGCAGCCATGACGGGTGACACAGGCCGAGGCTTGATGGACGTGCTCGGCAGTATGTCCAACTACATCTGGAGACGCATGGACAACATGGGAGGACTATCCTCCTCCATCGGGTTTGTGACCAGCTCCAGTTCTAAAGAGCGGATGCTGTCCTACATGAAAGATTACTTTGAGCGGGGCATGATGGGAATCTTCAGCATGGACACGCTAGAAGAGATGAAGGGCATTGTGCGAGAGAACGGGTTTATTGGTGCACCAGGCCGTGGCAAGGATGACCGAGTAATAGCAGCTGCTCTAGCAACGATTGCCTGGGCAGAACAAGTACAGCCAAGACTGATTGGTATGCGTCTGTCCAAAGAGATGTCCTTGAAACAAGACGAGTACACGCCAGAGCAGCTTGCAGTTGGCAAGAATGTCTCCAACTACTTGAAGATGATCGGAGTCTACGGTGGAAAAGACGCACGCTCTTAGCAAACAACAGCTCATGAAAGAGATAAAACTGTTCTTTAAAGACAAAGACAGGGGCATTTCTATTGAACTATTTGGTGAATTGGCGGGTTTATCCAAGCTGCACATGGAAGAAGTGTTTGTCAGAGAGACTAGACCGCTGACCGAGTACACCCAAAAGCGGGTAAACAGGGCTTATGCGATCTGGAAAACGGGTAGAGTGAAGGTCATGCGTAAGTATTCTGGGCACAGATATGTGGATTTTAGGAAAGAACCAGTTGTTCCTATGGTGTCCCAGCTCAAGATTGACCTGTCAAGCGGGGCAGCAAAGATCAAATTAGGGTCTGTAAACAGGCACGATTACAGTAATTTCAACGATATTTTGTCAAAAAGGGGGTGATATGGGTGTTTTAAAGGACTATTTTTGCGAATCGCACGGTGTATTTGAGTCTAGAGAGGCCAAATGCCCAATAAAAGGCTGCAATGCCGCTTTATCTGTGGTTTTTCTTCAACCAGTGGCTATAAAGTCTTCCAAGACTACAAAAACAGACAAAAACCTCCAACAGCTGGCTATGGACTTTGATATGACCGATATTAAGTCCACCAGAGCGGGTGAACACCAGTCTGGCTACCTAAAACGCAAGAATAAGCTGTCAGACAAGGAGTTTGCCCAGGCTACAGAGGCTATGGAGGTTAACAACAAGCGCATGGCAGAACAAAAGAAAGAACCACGGCCTGGGGATAGCGTTATGTGGGGCAATGGTGGTAATATCAACCTTAAATCTGTGATGGGCGGGCAATTTAAGGCCGTAAAAGACGAATCTGTTTCCATTATGCCCCGAGATATAGGACAATTCACACCACCCAAGGCGGGTGCTGGAACGATGGTTGATCACGAGGGTCTGAAAGTA